CCCGCCACAAAAGGGCAAAGAAATCTTCCCAATACCAAAAGAGGATCTGGCAATACTATCCGACCAGCAAATCAACAAGGAAGAAAAACTTCACCAAATATTAGAAGATCTGATAATTCATGGCTCACATTAGTTGAAAATGCTCTAGAATCAGAGTATACTATCGTTTACACTAATGATGAGAAAGGCATAGATGATGTCAGAAAAGATAACAATAAAGAATGATACAATTTCAACTTATTTGAATACTGATGATGGTTTAATGGGCTTCACCAAGGCTGTTGATAACGGACAGACTCGTTTAGCTCTACAGGTTTTAGTGGAAGTCGTAGAGCAGTTAATTGATAGAGTTTGTTTTTTGGAAAATCTTGTTGAAGAAGACTCGCCGGAATTAGACGCAGTAGCACCTCAGCAAGAGGCTCCTATGGAACAAAAAGATCCTATTCAAAAAGTCAAAACAACAAGCAACGCTCCAGATGAAATGCCCGCAACCTCTTCAGTGATCGAAGAAAAGAAGAAGTAATCTCCGAATGAAACTCATTATAGGATGCCCAATGTACAAGAGAAGTTGGATTCTCCATCATTGGATTAAGAGCATAATATCGCAATCAATTCCGATTAACGATATAGGCTTTATATTTGAGGTATCCCCAGATGATACGGCAACTATTCAGGCTCTTGAATCTTGGAAAAAGTTTGATAAAAGAATACCTTATTTTGAAATTAAGATTAGAGAAGATATTCCTCATTTTGAGCATGAAAATAATGGTAGACAATGGAGTATGTCAAAGTATCTAAATATGGTATCTTTAAGAAATTCATTGTTAGAATCAGTAAGAAAAGTAGAACCAGAATATTATTTTAGTCTTGATTCTGACATCTTACTAACTAACACAAATACCATAGAACTTCTAATAGCACACATTAAGTCTGGCGCTGACGCAGTTAGCCCATTGATGTTTATGACTCCATTTGGAACAATGTATCCAAGCGTCATGGACTGGAGACTAGATGTTCCAGTTAAAGCATTTAGAAAAGAAAAGTATGAATTAGGACATTACTTTCAGTCGGATGTAATCATGGCTGCAAAGATGATGTCTAAAGACGTATACAATAATATTAATTACACATTGCATGAACAAGGCGAAGATGTTGGTTGGTCTTTAGAGTGTAAAAAAGCTGGCTTTAAATTATATAGCGCCTCGTATATTTATGCGCCACATATAATGTCCGAAGTAATGTATGAATCATTCTTGACTAATGGAGACAATAGACAAGAGCTCTTAATGAGCAGCTATGCTAAAGTATGATATATTTATATAAATTTGTTCAATGTCATAAAAATAAACTTACTATATAAAACAGAAATAACTATTTAACAGGGGATTCAAATGTCATTTGACTTTGTCGAAAATTTTACTCTAGAACTTCCTGACCTTTCTAAGTCAGATCTAGATTTTTCAGAATCATTCAATTCAAGGCATGGACTCATCATTGAAGTCGCAGCTATTCACGAAGGCCTTACAGCTAACTACAATAATTACTCTGCCGAAGCCCTAGAGCAAGCTCTTCAATCTTGGGTAGACCCTTACCCTAAGCCCATTATCCTAAATCATGATTTAAATAATGAGCCCATAGGTAGAGTCATGGCGGCTAGAATGGATAAAGAAGCTGATGGCTCATCATTCGTCAGATTGCAGATCGCAATAACAGATCCAGTCGCTGCGCAAAAAGTATTAGATAAGAGATACCTAACGGGTTCAGTCGGCGGTAGAGCTGGAAAAGCAATTTGTAGCATCACGGGAGACGACCTCGCCGTAGAAGATGCATCTGGAAGGCCTAAGGCCCCAAAGTATAAAAGAGGCCAAGTCTATAAGGGCAAGCTAGCATTCATAGACATGCAAGATATAGGCTTTAAAGAATATTCTTTTGTAAATCAGCCAGCAGATCAAAAGTCTGGAGTCAGATCACTTAAGACTACTGATGGTAAAGCCGAACTATCTGATTCAGAAGGTTGGATAGCTAGAAGCGCAGCATTTGTTCTCAATATGGATAATGAAGATATTATTTCCATTGAAGAAAATAGATCTATTCTTTCAAATATGAAGAAAAAAGAATCTAAGCCAATTTATTTACACCTAAAAGGCGCTTTTTTAACAGCTTTAGCTTTTCAAGAAAGCGAAAGTTATATAAATAAAACAGAATCATTACTATCTAGTGAAGATTCTGAAAACAATAATTCTGAGGAGACTCGTAACATGACAGATGTTAACAAGAGTGAAGACATTTTAGCTGTAGCTGAAGGCTTAAGCGAAGATCTTTCCAACATATCAGCTTCCGCCATAGGCGAAGCTTCAGAAGAAGTCGAAGTGACTTCGGAAGAAGAGAAGACTGAAGAAAGCACTTCTGCAGAAGAAGAGCAAAAAGAACTTTCCGAAGGAGACGCAGAAGCAGATCCAGAAGAAGAAAAGAACTCATCTGACGATTCAGAAAAGGCGGATGTGCAAGACGCTGATTCCGAAAATGCTGAAAAGCCGGAAGAGTCATTGTCCAAGGGCGATGAGGATCAAGAGACTCCTGAAGAGGAAGATAATCTCAGCGACAACAAAGAAGGCGTTGAGCAAGATATTAACCTCTTAAAGGCATCTATCAAGTCTCTTGAAGAAGAAAATGCAAAGCTCAAAAGCGCATTGCATAGAACTCTAGTAGAAAGAGTTGTCGACACCAAGATTGGTCTTGGTTTCGAATCCGCAGATGAAAGAGAAAACCTGATAGGCGAGCATGCTTCACGCACAGCTGCCTCATTAGCAGACTCTTTGAGAGATCTGGCTAAGGCTCCAGCAAAGGCTAACAAGCGCATTTCTGATTATATGACAATGCCGCAAGTAACATCTGAAGCTGAAGTTAGTTCTGAAGAGAATGTATTGACTCTTGATAAAGAGGAAAATGCAAAGACTTCTACGGATCCTAACGAATCTTTCGAACAAGTACTAGTAGATGCCCTTATGGGTAGACGTAAACTTTAATATTTAAGGAGATAAAAAATGAGTTTAGCAAAGTTCCGCAAGGTTCATAGTAAGACTGGTGCAGGCCGGTTTGTAGTTTCTGAGGGCATTGCCCCCGCAGCCTATTTACTGCCCCATCCCGGTCTTCCTACATGGTACAATGATAGTGAAGATGATCGTTTTGAGATCGTTGTCACCAAGGGTACCATTCTTTCAGTAGTAGCAGATGCAAACGGCGATGCTCGCATCGTTCCCGCTAACGGAACCGCTGCAAGCCAATCATGGGGCGACGTTATGCCCAGTTGGGATCCGCTTGATGGCGCTACCCCCAGCTCGACCTCTGGTTCAGTTGATACAGTTTCTGTAGCCGCCTATTCAGTTCCGATTGGCTGCGCACAATATGATCTTTACAGACCATTTGACAAAGGCACCTCGCAAGGCGCTGGCTTCATTACACATGGTTACGTAGAGTACCCAATGGTTACAGGCGTCAATGCCGATGTAACAGTTGGTTCATTAATCCGAGCCGATCACATGGGTCGTCCGGTGGCATTCGCAGCAACAACATCTGCTGCTGGTGCTTATCCATGGTTGCAAGTGGGTAAAGTTGTTGAGGTTGAGCAGTTCGCTACCAACTTCGATGATGGCTTACTCAGCTATATGCAACTTCCCTCTGATCCGGGTGCATTAAAGACTGTTTACGAGCTTACTCGTGCAGGCACCTACAGTGGTAAGTTAGGTATCCGGGCCAACCTGGACGTACACAATGTCATTGGTGCTTTCCGCGTCAATCTGACACTCTAATATTATTAATACAAAAGAAACATTAACACAGGAGGAATAATCCTACGATGAGTAAGACAATCCAAGAGCTCCTCTCGGGTCTCCCAGCTTGGGAAGCAGTATTGACTGAGGACGGGTACATAGATGCAGACAACAGAGTAACAATTAAGGAAGCTTTTGCGTCACCAGACGCAGCAGCACTTTTCCCCAAAGTTCTTTCGCGTACGCTTAAAGAAGCAGCAGAGCCACAACTACTTGTGACTCCATTGCTTTCCACTGTTCGTCTCGGTAAGGGACGCTCTTTGGAGTTCCCCGCAGTCAACGCTATTCAAGCAGCAGAGATCCCAGAAGGACAAGAGTATCCAGAGCAAGCACTCGCTTTCGCAAAGCAGGTAGAAGGCAAAGTTTCAAAGAAGGGCGTTAAGCTATCCTTTACGGAGGAAGTCATCGCTGATTCACTTTGGGACATTGTTGGTTTACATGTTCGCGCAGCCGGCCGTGCTATGGCTCGTTTGAAAGAGCAGATTGCTCTTAGCCGTTTCAAGGATGCAGCTACAATTGCATTCGATAACGACAGTGGTAGTTACAGTGACACAACAGGTAGAGACATCAATGGCACAGCCAACTTGACAGTCACCTGGGATGACATTGTGGACATGGCCGCTATCCTTATGGCTGAAAATCATATCCCAACAGATTTCATTCTGCACCCATTAATGTGGTCGGTCTTCCTCAAGGATTCCATCTTCCACGCTGGTGGCGCAGCATCTTCTGTAGGTACAAGTTGGGGATACCGTCCTCAGTCGCCAGAAGGCGCACTGAACTCGACGGCTCCGATGGGCTTGAATGTTCTTGTTTCGCCTTTCGTTAGCTTCACAGCTAAGAGTGGTGCAACAGCAGCTAAGTCAGACCTCTTCCTCATCGACCGTAACGAAGTCGGCACTCTTCTCGTCAAGGACGATATGAGTACTGATCAGTTCGACGATCCGAGTCGCGATCTTCGTGCACTCAAGATGAAGGAGCGTTACGACATCGTAATGCTGGGTGACGGTGAGGGTATCACAGTTGCTAAGAACGTCAGATTGAGCCGTAACTATGAAGTACAGGTTACGAACGAAGCAAGCTGATAGAACCTTAGGGTCGTTATAGTTACAAATTACCCTAAAGCTGGGGGCGGTAGAGAAATCTACTGCCCCTTTGCTTTTTATTGAATTAATTTATTACTATAAAATAGGTCAAAAATAAGCATTCCCGTTGGTTGTCCTTCGAGTGGATTAGAACAACCATATTATTGCCAAAATATTGTTTATAAT